TATCCAATAAGCTAAAAGTATAACTAAGGGACACATTTGTTTATCAAACAATTTAAAATCACCAGCAAACTTGTATGGAAAAACATTTAGCTTATTGTAAAATAATTCCCACTCCCGTGTTGTTGCAATCACTCCAACTGCACATTCAAAAGCCATCTTATGTGTTTGTATAAGTCTAACACTCGACAAAAAATACATACGTTGGATTAAAATATAAACAATCGGAGCACTACCAAAAACTCGAGTTTTACCAATGAGATATTTACTATGAGAAACAGCTTCATCTTTTAACGTAGCCTTATACACTGGATAAGTACGTTGGGAAGTTTTATAAACTTCTAAACATCTAAATAATTCTTCTCGTATTTCATCTGTGAATTCTACGGGCTCGGGTAAATCTCTCTGAGGTGGTAACTTGTTTAAAAACTTTCGCTTAGTAGTACAATGGGGATAACCCATTGATGTCGAACGATTGATACCATCTACAAAAGCTACACCCGCAGCACCATTAACACAAGTAAACTCATCATATTTGTGCACTAAAAAAGGTACTTCTCCATCTGGTAAATTTTTATAAATATCTTTCAAAAATGAAGAGGCACAATTTCTTAGTAAAATCTCATTAAAATCGGTTATAGGTTTCGTTAAACCTAGCGCAGCTATATAAAAGGGTTTGTAACCCTTAAGTTGTGGTGGTCTATAATCAACCGGATACCCTTCATATCTAACCAAATAATCTCGCATTATAGTTGCGCACACTCTGCTCCGTTGATTTGTCTTAAAATCTGAAATAGAACCATAAACGGCTGCTGTACCATCTTGAATATAATTAAACACGGACTTAGGGTGCAAACTTTGTACTGTATGGGCCAACTTAGGCACGCCAGCATTCACTGCCAACGTTGGTATTTTACTTAAAACATTCAATAAATCTTCGTAATAAATAAGAATTCCAATAACCATTTTTTCAATGTTACCAGCTCGATGTATACCAGTTATAAAATGACCTTTAGGAGTGTGGGCTACTAATAAAGACCCACAATCTCCATCTACCGTAAGAATGGTAGATAATCCAAAAGTTGCAGGACCCTTATAAGGATGGGATCCCCAAGTGTCTGAATAATCATCTTTCAGTGTTACACCATGAATAGTATTATACTGAATTGTTCCATAACGAGGATCACGCCCTATAAGTGTGCCAGTTGCTTCTGTGTATACTCCACGCTTTGCAAAATATTTGCTAATATCCCGCTTTGGAACCAAAGAATGGGCTACAAAAACTGCTATGTCTCTGTAGTAATCCAAGTATAATAAGTCCTTATCCAAAAGAATGTCTATTTTCTCATTAACACCATCACCCAATTCGCTAGAAATGATAATCATTCGTAATTGTTTAGCTTTGATGTTATTAAAATAATGTGCATTACACAATATTGTGTTTCCCCGCACTACAACACCATTATTAACAAATTTATTCTTAGGTTCTTTAACATCATAAATTATAAGCCTAACAACATTACGCGATATCGTTGCGCTAAATTCTTCACGAGAATGTTGTAGCGAACTAAGAATCTGAGGTGATAAATCTAACGTACTAAGTTTTTTATCATTGGCAACCCAAGTTTGTTCTTTTTCGTGACCATTCGCCTTAGGAGGACGAGGTTTCGTTGAGTCTTTCTCCTCATTAGTGTTAGAAGATTGCTCCACGAAATTAACCCCTGCCACTGTACGTCTAAATTTAAAAATAGCGTAAAATGAAACCAATATGGTAACTAAAAGTCCGAATGCCTCTGGGTATCCAATTTTCTTCCTAGCCGAATGAGCTATATCAAGTAAACGCCTACGTCTAACATATTCGTTCACACATCGATAATCCCAAGATTCTAAATAGGATTCTAAAATGTTTCTAATTTTCCAGTAAGTTCTGTCAAACATAATATAAGCTAAATTTCGATACAAATAATAGAAAAATAAAGCTAACCAATAAGTAAACCAAGACATGACACTATCCTCACGAAAACCAGTTTGCTCTTTTAAACAATTACACTTACGTATGTTACGAAAACAAGTGTCACATATTGGGACTGTTCTCATATTCGTAAAGGATGTTGTCATAATTTTCTCATTTTCAAAATGTTCTCTCGAAGCGTGAGATAGCCATTCAGTAAAATCATTTATATCATGGAAAGTATTTACATGCAGTAACTTCGCCAATTCACCTAATTGTTTAGGTACGACTATTTTTGATACTTTTAGCATCCAATAATCGGGGTAATCATCTGGATCACAATCCGCTTTTGTAGCATCTAACATTCCAGAACCATCACTTTTCTGATATTGTTTTTTAACAAACACTTCGACAATATATGGAAACCGGCGTTGCATTGCACTCGGCACTGAAAAATAATGGTAAGCATTCAAATCTCGAACATTTGTTGTTCCCAACAAAAATTTAATTCTCACTGGAATCTTACCTTTATCTTCTAGAGCAGCTTGATCTGGTATGTACGGAAAAGTGCCATGCAACATGTAAACCTCATCCAGCGAAACATCTCCATTTGGATTAGCTGCGGGATGTTTAAAAGAAATATCATCAAGAAGATAAGTATGCATCTCTGATTTAAAACCATCGGTAAATTTTGCCATAGGATTCCGAATATACATAAATTTATCTTCAGTAGGTAATCTATGAGTTTTGGCTAAGTGCTGGAACGTTAATTTAGTTAAAGTAGATTTACCAACTCCTGGAGATGCGAAAAATAACAACGAAAATGGACATTCTCTACTCTCAGAACAATTCTTGGCTATCAAAATATTATTTTTAATCAATTCAAGTTCACACAACTGGCTACGCCAGTATTTCATCTCAGATTTATCAATGCTAGCCCCAA